TTCTCAACGTCTCCAGTCGTTTGGCGGCATCAACGTCTTCGTGGTCAAGTCTTGGATCACGAAATCGGGATGGGAGTGGATGGGTTCTCCCAAACGTGCTCCGACGAAGCGAGAGGGCCGCAAAGGGACTAGGCGAGCGTGGAAACGATCGCAGAGATTTGGCTGGCGGTGGGGGATCGTCTATGTCGAGCCCGATGGTGTTCTGCAAACCCCACAGGGGATATATTGCACGGCAAAGCAATATGCAGAGATCAAACGGCATGCCATCTAGAATATCCCGGAGGATTCGTTTCTCCGGGATATTTTGCTTGACAGAAAACGTGGCAAGCGGTCTAAATACAATTATGCGAATCAACGACATCTTTGAGCGAGCCCAGACGTGGACTTCCTTTTCGGAAATCCAGACGTTGGTCGATCAGGTTCGCTCACTCCCTCGCGCCCGCGCCGTAATCGACACCGAAGACGGCACGATCACGATTCATTTTCAGATGGAAGTCTCCAAGGGTATCACGGAGACGGGCTGGCTTCGATATCGCGCCAAGCCCAAAGGCCTCTATTCGTCCCAGGAAGCCCTTGAGAGACGTTCGATAGGGGCATGTCGCAGACAACAGCACGGAACCCGTCCCAGGACCTTTGAGGAGGCGCGCAGAGCCCTTTCACAGGGGTTTGGCAACGGCGCCCTGAAGGTTCTGACGAATCCTGATGCGATGGAACTGGAAGCGGCCAGCTTCGATACCCTTCGGTTTTAATTCACAAAACTTGGATAACGCCATTTTGGAAGGCGTTAGAGAACCGTGCCTATTCCGTAATTATTCTGGGCGGGAGTTCTATTTATGCAGTCAGCCCGAGACATAACTTATGCCTGAAGATCGCTAACCCTTTACCTAAATAGAACTGTGCGGCACACACTTTAACTCTGTATCCAGGAGGCCGACAGTGGCACGAACCATTAAGCGCGCAAATGCAAAACGCGCTGACAGACCAAATCCTCGGGAGGATCGCAATTTCCCGTTCGACCCCGTTAAAAACACGCGTGGTTATCAGTCATCCGAAGAAATTGATCATCGCCCAAAAAAGCGGGTGATGCTTCTCCCTCGTAATATTCCCCAGGAAAACTACGTCGATGCTCTTCTCGACGATAGCAAAGCGATTGTTTTCGCAATGGGGAGTGCCGGAACTGGTAAGACCCTGTTGGCAACTCTCGCCGCCATCAAAGGCGTCCAAGAAGGAAAATACGAGCGAGTCGTCATTACCCGCCCCGCAGTAAGCGTTGACGAACAGCACGGGTTTCTTCCCGGAACGCTAATCGACAAAATGGCGCCGTGGGTCATTCCGATCATGGATGTTTTCAAAGAATACTACTCCCCAAAGCAAGTCAACAAAATGATCCAAGACGAGTTGATTGAAGTCGCTCCCCTGGCATTCATGCGCGGACGTAACTTGAAGAATTGCATCGTCATCGCCGACGAAATGCAAAACGCAACACCTTCTCAGATGAAGATGCTCCTCACTCGTATCTCTGAAGGTTCGAAAATGGTCGTGACAGGCGACCTTGCTCAGCACGATCGTGGCTTTGCAGAAAATGGTCTGTATGATTTCATCTCTCGCATGCGAGTGGATGGAACTCTCCACTTCTCCGTAACGGAGTTCGGTCGAGAGCACATCGAACGCCATCCTATCATCGACGAAGTCCTTCGCCTATACGGTGACGAATAACGTCTGAGCGAGTAACCTCTCGTTTCGAGAAAGGGGTTCCTGTGCCGAGGAGCCCCTTTTTTCTTGCTCACAATGTCGCGTAAAGTTTTCGCAGATCAACTAGCTTGGAAACATCACCGACTACAAACTCGGTCTGCCCGCCGTATTCGGCATAATCGTTTCCATGAAACGCAATGATGTTCTTTCCGTGTGCATCCCTGGCGTATTTCTGCATCAGGGGAATCATGACATCGTTTCTTCTCGGGATACCGCAAATTTTAGAATACGGCATCTCGCCACGGATTACGGTAACGACCATCCGGAGGCTGTTGGAGAACTCATTAGAATGACGGTTTCCCGCCAATGCTTCTCTGTAGATCGTGGCTAATTGTTGGTTCGAGAGACGCCGATAGGCGTTTCGCATTTCATCAAAACGATCATCGTCATAATACAAAACGTCCCGGTGGTCGTAAGCGAATGCGTCGATTCGTCCGTTACCATCATCGGAATAGTTGGCAGCATGGCCGACATAGTCAGTCATGAAACAATTGTTTGGAACCACTTCATCGGAATGACCTCTATACAGAACATCCATACCATCAGTGGCGCGAATGAACTTCTCAACGGTGTCGTGTTTCTGTGCCAAGGTTACGAAACTTTGTAGGTCTGCGTTCTCGACAATGTTGATAAAATTTCGCATTCCGTATTTATCCTATTTTCCTTGCCAAATCAGTGATGCCGAGTTAAATATCGATATGCTTTCTCCGAAGTCCATCAAGAAAAGTCTCCAGACTCTGGACCGCAACGCGACCCAGGAAGAAGCACGTTTGCGTCAGATCGATACTCCGGTCGTTGTTCGGAAATCGGTCAGTGATATTTCGCGTGAAGTCATCATGGCCGGGTCCAGGTTTGGCTATTTTCCGGTGAAGCGGACGATTTCAAGCATGCGATCAATCAAGACGAAGGACGAGTCTCGGGTTCGTCTGGCGATCGCCCAACACCTCTACGGATTGTATTCCGTTCCCAAGCATTTCCAGGACGAAGTCTGGGACATTCGTGAAGTTCCTGCCGCGACGTATCAGTATCGTCGGCGCCCCGTGGTTGCACCGAGCACTCGCTTGACCAATATCGAACTGGCCGGTGCGCAAGCGTGGTATAAGTGTGTTGCGAGCGGTGGTTCGCTTTACAAGGAATACACCAAGAATTTTCTGACCAAGAAAATGACGCACGCGTTTCTCAATCCCCCGATTTCGATGACGTTTCGGGAAGCCATGGTCTATGCGGTCGCGAGCAGCTTCACGAGCGATTTCGGCATTCAGACTCGGTTGATGAAATCCAAGATCAACACGAAGCCGTTGTTCGTATTCGCTGAAATGGGAACTGCTGCTCCGCAAGGAAACGTCAACACCATTCATTTCTGGCAGGAGATCATTCGATTTTTCTGTGAGCATCCGGTTCCGATCAACAAACTGAATGACTTCGTCGATTTCATTTCCGCCCAAGAGGCCGGATGGTCGATCAAGGGTCGGACCATCGAGAGCCTTGAGAACCAGATGGAGCAATGGCATCGCCATCTCTCCCGTCAAAAAGTTCTCGGCAATCGTGTTTGGGATGGTCTTCCGCTTCACGATTCCGTCTATGGCGCCGAGCATGATGCCAAAGGCAACGTGGTTGACTGGAAGTTTTTCCAGATCAAGAACTCGAAGGATTTGGCGTTGGAGGGAAGTAAGCTCCACCACTGTGTCTATTCCTATCAAGCGCAATGCATTTCCGGCCACACGAGCATTTGGAGCTTGTCGATGAAGCGAGGGGTGGCGGGTGATTTCGAGAAACAGATCACGATCGAGGTTCGAGACACCACGATCGTCCAGGTTCGCGGTTATGCCAACCGGGTTGCGAATTCGGCTGAAAAGGCCATCATCCACAAATGGGCACGCGACTCTGGTCTGATCGAAAGTCGTTTCAGATAGGGATACGCGGGGCAGGGAAGGCCGCTGGCGGCTTTTCTGCTACTGAAGGGATGTCGGGACCGGATGGATGGCAAAAGCCTCCCTGAAGGCTTCCCTGAAGGCCATGGCGTCTTGTTGCACCTCGAACCGAAAACCACGGCTTTGGTGGGCATATCTCCATTTACCCGTAGCGTTCTCGGCGCACCATTCCTTCATGATTCGCAGGCCGTCCATGGCGGCATGGAGACCCATCCCACCGCCGACCCGCTCCAGAACATCGATGCTGCTGATGCGAGCTATGTGTTTCACTACTTGGCCGCCTTCGGCCAGAACTTGAAACCCTTGACCATTTTGCTCAGCCACCAAAAACGCAGACCGATGGGTGAATTGCCCCAACGCGACATGCTGACGGCGCCGCCGACCAGACCGACATGGACATACCAGTGCCCGTCGTAGATCGATGACCCGGCATCATACGGCCACAGCCGTTCGGCTTCTTCGTGTCGATCGCCGCACACGCCAACGGCGATTTCGATCAGCCAAGGTCCGCCGATCTTGAACGAAAAAGAACGGATGTTGGGCGCGTAGTCCCAGGTCAGACCATGGCCGAACACTTCGGCGCGGAATCGACGCGAAATGGCAGGCCGCTCGACGAAGTAAGACCAATCGAAGGTCCGGTAAGAGAACGCGAGAGCTTTCATGACGGATCGTTCCAGTTGATGTTGTTTTTGTTCCATTCCTCTTTGAGAGAAATGGCGGCGGCGAGTTGCGTCGAGGTCAGATATGGGAAACGCCCAGCATCCAACATGGCAAACAGTGCCGGGTTTCGAATGCCGGTCTCGTCCCAGTTTTTACTCTTATATCCGATTGGATCAGAGCAGAACGGACACTCGTAGTATTTGATTCCAGATATATGACTATCCGAGGCCAGCCGACTGCCGTAATCATGACAAAAGAGACACATCGTCTATTCCTTTGCCTGAAGCATTGCGATGATGTCGTCGGTCTTTTTCAACGAAGTCTCGATCTTGGGATGTTCGAAGAAACGTTCGAGTGGATCGGCGGGATAGTTCTTCCGTTCCCGATCAAGATCGGCCCACGCGTCGGGATCGATTCGTCTGGCAATCTGACAGCGAAGGTTGGCGGAAATCGTTTTCATCCTGTCATCATAACAAAACGGTTTTTGCTGTCAAGCGAAATACATGTTTGACACAATACCTGATTGGCATTACAACAAAATCGAAATCAATCGGGAGAGTTACTTTGAACGTTGCCGAACTGGCCAAGATTTATGGCTCTCAAAGTCTCGTGTTCATGATTCCCATGCAACCCATTCGGGACATGGGGTTCGTCAGCTTCACGTCCAGTGATGACGAATACGTTCTTCAGGAATGCACCCTGGTCGATGGCATCTACAATCGAAATGTTGTTGACGGCTACAAGTGCGTCCTGAAGTCCAAGGACCCTCGCTTTGGCGCGAGAGAATTCTACGTCAGCGATCTCAATTCGCTGATTCGTCGCAGCCGCAATTCGGATTTCACCGTTCGAGTCCTGATGGAAGAGGAACGGCATTTCCCCGTATAGGGCACAAAAGAAAAGAGCCGCCCCGAAGGGCGGCTCCAATCTTGGACCCGAAGGAACCAAACCTTACAGGAAGGTGAGGTTCGAGGTGTTGATACCAACCAGACCCAGGTAGTCGGCGGCGTTACCGAGCGACGAAGCGGAGTTGGTCAGTTCCACGTAACCGTAACGAGTCATGAAGGACACGACCGGTTCCATGGTGTTGGGGTCGATAACGACGCCCGACGAGGTCAGAGGAACGTAAGGGCAGTAGAATGCCGCTGCGTCCATTTCGTTGCCCTTGTAACCGACGAGCACGGAGGCGTTGTCGGCTGCATACTGGTCAACGTAAACCCGCATCGTGTTGTTCAGCGTGCCGACGAACTTGGTGTTCGTAGGAGCTTCGAACACACCTTCGGTCGTGCGAGCGAACGCAGACGTGGTGGCCGATTGCAGGATGGTGAGGGCGGTCGGGGAAACGACAACCCAGTTACCAGCACCACGACGGGTGCGGGCAGCGATCAGGTTAGCCTGACGGTTGATCAGGATAGCGAGAGCGGCGTGAACGTCACCCACGTAGGTCGGGGTGCCGGTGACGGCGTTCTGATCGAAGGTCGAAACAGGCGAACCCGGAAGAGCGCGCAGAGAAACCAGGATTTCCTGGTCGATTTCTGCGGTGATTTCCTGGGCGAGAGCCGCCATGATTTCGGCTTCGATGTCGATGCCTTGTTGAGCCTGAGCGTCTTGCGCGGCTTCGAAGGTCCAGCGAGCGGAGAGCTTGCGGGTCTTCGCTTCCACGACTTCCTTCAGGACCTGGATCGACAGGCGATTACCAGGACGACCTTCAAGGGCAGCCGTATTAGCAGCACGCGGGTTGGAAACGGTTTCGTTTCCGGCGTAGTAACGGGCGATGTCGAAAGGCGACAGGGCTTCGTTACCGGCAGTCACGCCAGAGCCGTTCGAAGGAACGGTGTCGGCATAACGAACACGCAGGGTGTGGATTTGCGCCACAGGACCGGTCATTGGCTGGACGCCGATGATTTCGTTCGCAATGACGGTAGGCATCACTCGGCGGATAACCGGGAGGATGACCTTGTTCAGGGTAGCGACGTTAGCCGCTGACGTGGCTCCGGAGGTAGCCGTTTCCATAAGGGCACGACGGGTGTTCTCCAGGATGGTTTCCATAACCTTCTTCTTGTTCTCGTTGCGCGAGCCGTCGAAGTTGTGGGTCAGGTCCTTGCCTTCGCAGAGAGCAGACTTAGTAGCCTGCCATTGGGATTCCATAAGCTTGTTGCTCATTAGAGATATTCTCCTCTTAAATTCTGTTCTTCTGGATACCGGCGAGATGAACGATAGTGGCTAGTTCATCCATTTCGGTGTTTTCGGCAGCCGCGACACTTTCGATCAGCCGATTGCTGCGTTGATCACCTGTGACCAACGCTGGTTTTGACTTAGGGCTCTCTGAGAGAACCTTCGTCATGGTCGAACCATTTCTTGGAGTCGTGACCGTTTCGGTAACGAGGGGAAGGAATCGTTCGAAAGACTTGCGGAGTTCAGGAGTCCTGATAGTCTCCAACATGCCTTCCATGACTGCCCGCTTCTCACCACGAAGGTTCGAAAGCAGTTCAGACATGACCTTTGAGCGGTCGGCGCGATCTTCAGCGAGTCTAGCCTTGCGGGTAACTGCTTCTGATTTTGCTTCGGCTTCCGCCAGACGGGCCTTCGTCTCGGCAAGCTCAGACTTTGCACCTTCCAGAATGTTCTGGAGTTTCAAGGTCTCAGTTCCTTCGGCGAAGTAGCTGGACATGAATTCAGCAGCCATGGCTTCGAAAATCTTCCGTCCGAAGTTATTCTGACGGTTGCGTTCGATGTCTTCGTGAAGCTGCTGCATTTCCGAAACGAGTTGTTCCGAAACTACAGAATCGAGCTTCTTGGCTGATTCTTTCACAAACCGGTCCTGAGTTTCCTTCAGTTTCCGGCGGCTCTCAGCGACCAGCTTGGCGCGGGTCTCGACCAGGGCGCGACGGTCCTGATCAAATTCGTTTAGTTCACGGGTCAATTGATTGACCACGAACTCATCAATCTTAGTCACGTGTGAATTGTGAGCTTCCGAAAGCTTCGTCTTGATCGACGTAACTTCCTTGGAAGCACCTACACGGGCTTCAGCGAGAGCTTTACGCTCTGAGCGGATAGCCTTGACTTCCTCTGCAAGGTGCTCGGCAACGAACTTGTTTGCCTGACTGAGATGCTCCGACATGCGCTGACGGTAAGCCTTGCGGGCTTCCTTCAGACCTGAATGGAATTTCTCTTGCGCCTCACGGAGACGATTAATTTCTTCAGCCTTTTGGCCTTCGTAGCTCTGGAGCACGCCAGTGATGGTGTGATCCATAGCCTCAACAAGTTGGTCCTTGTCGTGCTCGTAGCGTTGAGCAAGCTCTTCGCGAATAGCCAGTTCGGCTTCTTCACGAGCCTCAGCAACCTTCTTGTCGAAGGCCTCCTGAAGCGACGCTAGGAGTTCCGGGGGAAGAACATCCTTGCCAAGGATGCTGGACAGAGTAGTATCCGTCATGAAACAAATCTCCTTGGGTCTTAGTGTTTATTGATCCACTCAATAAGCTCCCGGTGAAGGTGCTTTTGAGCTTTTGGATCGCTTGCAACGGCCTTCGAGAGATCATCAATGATGTTCCCACGACGACTGTTGAGGGCTTCGTAAACCGGCTTGGGGTAAGCATCCGGGGCACTAGGCTTAGCAACGATATCAACCGTTACTATTTCGAAGTCAGAGACGATTCCCTCGTCATTGACATCGCCAGAACCCCGGCTCGAAACTCCCAACTTGACCCCGGATTCGACCATTGTGCGGATGATTTCCCCCACCGGAGTGGGGAGAATCTTCAGCTTGCCGACACCGAGGTTTTCATCCATCCACATCTTGGTAATCATGTGTGAAACACGATCGAGATTGATGGTGAGCTTCTCCGGATGGTCACATTCTCCCAAGACGCTTTCGCCTCTAGACAGAAGGTTTTTGATGTCCTCAACAGCTTTAGTGATTTCGCGGACAGGGTAGATGCGTCCGTTCAAGTTACGGACGCCTCCCTGAATAAAAGTTCCTGTAAGATACAGGTTCTTCTTGTTGGTCTTTGGGTCTTCCGACTCTTCAAGAACAACGCCAGCATTATCAAAACTTGACCATTCGGTGAGGATCATATGCGCTGTTCCTTACTTACGGCCCACGCCTGAGGTAGGTGACTTGGTGTTAACCGAAGTGGTCTTACCACCGGCTCCAACTTCCTTGCCTTCAGCAGCCTTGGCAGACGGGACAACACCGAGTGCGTCCTTGCTCTTGGCCAGGGTGTTGCGACGCTTCTTCATGTCTGCGACAGTAGGAGCGGTCTCACGTTCAAAGCCTTTGTGTTGCGAAGACTTGATCGTGACTGGCTCTCCGCCCTGACGTGCGGTAAGACCCTTTTGCGGAAGCGTAGAACGCTTTTGCTGAGCGAACTTGCCGCCAGCACCAACTTCTTTGCCATCCGTTTTCAGATCAGCAGTAACTTTCTCAAGTTCCGAAGTGATGCTTTCTCCGAGTTTCTCGAAGTCATCATCTTCATGCTCGATATCGATGTTGAGATCGCCTTCAGCGACTTGCTCATCACCCATGTCGTCTTGCATGTCGTCGGCCATATCAACGTCGTCGTCGAAATCGCCAGCAGCGTCGTCGCCGCCCTGCATGTCTTCGAATTCAGCCGTCAGACGCTCAAGCTCAGCTTGCAAGTCTTCCAGACGTTCTTCGAAATCAACGTCGCCTTCTTCGCCTTCGCCATCTTCGGCGTCGAAATCGAAGTCGCCAGCAGCGTCTTCGTCATCGCCTTCAATACCGAGGTCGTCTTCAACTTCGTCGCCAGCGTCTTCAACTTCGTCACCGAAGCCTTCATCGCCTTCAACGTCATCTTCGACTTCAGCAAGATCGTCTTCACCGAAATAGGTTTCGGAAACGGTCTCTTCGTCGAAGTTTTCTACTAGAGGGTCTTCGCCATTACGCATCGACTCGTGAATCTGACGCGCACGTGCGACCACAAATTCATGGAAAAGCTGCTTTGCCTTTTCCGTGTCGCCATTCAGGTGATGAATGACTGATTGTTCCAGAATAGAACGCATGTTTTTCTTATCTCCCATAAGAGGTTGCCTGAGTTGAAATTGCTCTCAACTCCTGTTCATATTTAGTAACCAGTAATAGAGAGGGTGAAATAAGGGTCGAAAAACGCGTTTTTTCAGTATAGAAACGAAAAAAGCCACCCCGAAGGGTGGCTTTATTGTCTTTGATCTCGATTTTACTTAAAAACCAGGAGGGCCGCCCATGCCGCCTTCTTCCGGGGCCGCATACATCACGGCCAGCAAGTCTTCTCTCTTTAGACGTTCAAGTTGCTGCAATGCCCGCATTTTTTTGAGACGATTAAGGTCTCTAAGCGTGAGCTTTGGCTTTCTCGTATCACGAAGACTGGCGCGATTTACTTCATCCCTAGCGGGATCATAGTAACCAGTCGAAATATCGTTGGCATCGAACTCTAAGAGTTTCACGGTTTGGGCTCCTGAACAGTCGAGTATTTATCAGAGTGGCCCGCCGCCCGGTGGTGGTGCTCCGCCACCCCCTGCCGGTGGTGCGCCTCCCGCTGGTGGTGCTCCTCCTGCTGGTGGGCCGCCGGGTGCTCCGCCTGCCTCTGGACCGCCTTCTGCGCCCAAATCATCTTGAGGCGGCTGGTCGAAGTTCATGATGTCATCGCCAGGAGGACGAATGCCGATCGACGATAGGTTGGTTTCGGCGTCGGCGCCTTCAGCCGAAGATGAACCGGTAGCCTTCTTCAACTTCGTCGCATTTTCTTCCGCCCATAGACGCTCGTTTTCCAAAAGCTCTTCCTCGGTCAAGTTCAGGAAACGCTTCATCTTGAACCGTTCAGACAGCTTGCGGTTTTGCTCAACCATTTGGTAAACGCCAACCTGGGCCTGATCGACTTCGATCTGGCGCCACTTGCTGAAGTTCTGCGGAGGATTGAACTTCAGTTCATACAGAGAGGGATCGACATCAACGCCATTGCGATCGACGTAGTCTTTAAATTCTTTGTCGAACACTGGCGCAAGAAGAGACTGCAATCTCATGCAGTATTTGTTGAAACGAAACTCTTCAATCATGGCCGCGCCTAGCTTGCCATCATTGAACGCGGCGCCGCCGCCTCCTCCCATTTCGTCATTACCCATGGAGAGATATGACGCCGGAATTCTAAGACCACGGAACATCTTTTTGTTGAAGAACGATAGGTCTCCGATTTCACCGAGGTTGTCACCACCGGCCAGGGTCTCGACCTTGGAGCCGCGCCCTTCTGCTGATTGTGCGAAGAAATAGTCTTCGATGATCGACAGCGGGTTGTAGGCAGCATCCAAGATCGACGATCCGCCGCCAGTATGGTTGGGAATTCGACGCTGGTGGATTTCGTTCTTGATCTGATCAAGGTGAGCCCGAGCTTTCGCCGGAGGCATTGAACCAACGTCGATGTAGAACACTCGACGTTCGGGGGCACGCTGCACCCGATAGATGATGATCGAATCTTCGAGCAGTTCTTTTTGCTTGAAGGTCTTGAAGATCGGTTCCAGAACTGATGCACCAAACGGCCAGTTGATGTCCATGCCGACGTTCAGGCTTAGGTGAACGACATTCTTCGCATCCATTACGAACAACTCGTTGCCCGTCATTGCCATCCGCATTTGACGAGGATCGCGCTGGGCGCCGGTCATTTGGAATGATCCGCCACCGCCTGCCGCCATCATGGGACGGGTCCCTTGAACCGTAGATGTTCCGAATGGAGTTCGGTATTGGCCCATATCGGCTTTCTTCGTCGCATACTTGGCTTCTTTGTTATACTCGAAGCCGCGAACGAAATATTCCTTGGGTTCCTTGCCGTTGTCGTCATCGACGCGGACCATTTCAACGTTATACTGGTCCATCCATAGCCACTCTTGGGTTTCCGGATCACGCAAGAAGAACGCATCGCCATACTTGATAGCATTGCGGAAAATATACCATAGGCGTTGTTTGAATTCGTTTAGCTTAACCCATTTGACCAAGTATCGCTTCAATAGGCCGACTTCGGTTTCGTTGGCCTCATCACTATAGGTGATTTCGAACGGCTCATCGTTCTGTTCTTCTGACTGGGTGCAGAAATCCGCGATCGTATCCAAGGCAGCATTGATATCACTGTCCCGGTCCATATCGTCATACTGGAAATATCTCTGAATGCGGTTCGGGTGACCCGCGTAGACCTCAGGGAGATAGCTCGAATAATTCGAACTGGTCCCCGAAGGACTGAACATGTGCTCGTTTTGACGAGCAATGTCGCTTGCGTTTACTGATGGTTGTCCGGCGCCACGCGCGGGACTGAAGTATTTTGTCCAGGCCACTTTTGATTACTTTCCGACGTAATGTCCGTCGTTATTTAGCAATCAGAGTATTGCACACTATCTAGTATAGTGTCAGTATTCGTTTATCAGGCAGGGATTGTTTCTTGAATCTTTGAGAAAATAGATAGAACGGCATCCTCGTTGATGTTGTTATTTTCTACCTGAACTTTGCTTATTTTGCCAGATTTTAGAACAGTCCCTCTTGCGAGCAATCCTTGGGTTTTGCTGAATATCGAGATAGTCGATCCACGGCGATATACTTCGACATCGGTGGTTTCCATGATCTTCTTGTCTTTCATGTCTACCCACACGCCATCGTCATTATCGATTCCGATCATGTGAAGAGCATGGTTCCACGAGCCTCGCGCATATTGTCTATCCAGGCTTTTGATGATTTCAGAATTCAGACGATGAACTGCTTTCGGAGAAAGAACCTTGCAGGTTTCGACCCTATAGCTCATTCTCGCGCCATTGATCACATACTCGATTACTTTCTTGGAGTTCAGCCATCCGTATACGACGGTTCCAGAATGTATCTTTTGGTCAGGATCGCTATATGGGGCCGAGGACCATTCCATCTTGTCTCGATCGGATGATTTCCTACGTGGTAGATCGACATCGACTCCTTTTGACGTGATGCCAAATTTGAGAAGCTCCGCCTTGTTGAAATCGTTGATCGTCTCGTTGCCTTCTATGGTTTCGGCCAGTTGTTTCTTGATCTTTTCCAGGTCGAACGGGCTCTTGTATGCGAGCACGTAAGGAACGACGAAACGACCCTTTTCAGTAGCCACTCGACCGATGATCTTTCCCTTTTCGTCAAACACGAAGATTTGGTATTTGTTCAATGCGATCTTCATGATCACAGATGATCCGCCGCTTTCGAGAGAACGTTTCTCTAATAGGCGAGCATCTTTGTATTTGCCTCCAGATTTCACTATGCCGAGATCGGCCAGATTTTCATTCCAGGCATGATCGAACTTCGCCTTGTATTCTATTTTGTCGGAGTTCTCGTTGAGCCAGGACGTAGGTTCTTTCAAGTAATTGAGATTTTGGGGATCACGCTTGATCGATTCCTGAACGATTTCGAGGTTACGCAGGTTCGCAGGAACATCCTTCAGCGTCTTGATGTAACCGACCGCTTCTTCCCAGCAACGCTGAGACCATTTCGAAACCGGAAGGAGATCGATCATCTCCATGCGAGTTCCGGAATATTTGTCCTTGTATCCGGATGCCCACCGGGCCAGGGCGGCGTAGATCACAGGTTCAGACAACTGGTCTTCAGACAACACACCAATGACATCCGGATTTGCCGAGACCGCATTGCTCAACACGTTATCGGTCAGGAATTCAGCAGGAACACGCTTGATGGATTCTGGGTTCTTTATCAGTAGATTGGCTGCTCCGGCCTCATCCAGATAGTCATCGCTAACGGCATCCTCGTTTATGAACCCGTGTTGGATCGCGAGCGCGATCACTCGCTTACTCCACATCGTCTTCGGGAACCGAATGAAGTATTCTTCGCTACTCTCTGTGCCATTCAGATAGTTGTATAGAAGCTCTTCACTGTATAGCCGCTGAGGTATCTGCTCGATGTTGCGAGAATTATATTCCACCAATGACGCCGCAAACTCTTCGTCGAACATATTTGCCGGAACATCTTTGAGTTCTGCCAATTTTCGCTTAACTCTAACCAAAGCATACTGCTTGGTGAGCATTTTCGGAGGAACTTCGCTTATCGGGAGAATGATGTTGTCCATCATCGCATTATAGACGCCCGGCGTTCTCAAACCATGTGGGACGAGGTTGACTGGATCACTGACGTAGTTCCACGATGATCCTTCGTTGATCGATCGAATCATCAAATCCTCATCAATCAGATCACTCATTTTCGCAAAAAGTTCTTTGCCGCCATGCACATTGCGGTTGATTACTGAGACGACTCTGTCCGGTGTGAGTTCTTTTTTCGGCATTTCGAGAATGCCAGCAGGCTTAACGGCCAGCCACGCATCGATGTTCTCGTCTGTCTTGTGATTTCGAGGGAAATCCTTCCAGGATATTTTGGCAGCCTCGCCATGAGCGAACATGTATGGAACGAGTTCTGCTGGCCAAAGCGCAGGCGGGAACTTTTTGAATAGCATCCAGTAATCACCGACGAACTCGGATGCGTGTTTGCGCAGCCCATTATATACCGCCGTGCCATTCATGTTATGCGTTGGCTTCACCCATCGCACCCACAACATGGCGGCAAATTTTGGATTGCGCCAATACTCATCGGGCAAGTCGTTTTGCTTGTAAATCCATATGGTATTCTCCCCCACTTTCGTAGCAATGGCGGGTGTCAAATACTCGATACATTCGTTTATGTTTTGCGGAGTATGGCTCAATACCTTGATGATATTTTCTGTAGTTCGGAAACGCTTAGGCATTTCTCGCATGAATACCGGAGACTTTATTTCTTTCAGACGATCTGTCCAGTATGTATTTTCCACTTCGACAGACCAGGGTTTTGGAATTTGGGCATCGATGGCCTGAAAACCAAAACCGTTATCGACCATTATGGTTACAATGGTTTTTTTGTTCTCATCGGTAAGAAAACGATTGGGTAGATACTTGAAAATGTCTCCTCGTTGTTTTTCCGATACCAATTCGCATACCATGGTCCAAATCGTATCATCATTCAATGATTGAATGACGTGTTTGACATACGCTTTCGCTTCTTGATCCGACAAGTAAAGATATCGGAGAAGTTCCTTTACGAAATACGCATTTTCACGAATATGTTGTGGGACATTATCGAAATCGGCTATTGACTTTATACTTCTGGCCAATTTGGTTTTGTCTAAACGTTCAAGGGCCTCTGGGCTAAAGAAATCCACACCAAGGTCTTTGACATATGGGAGCCACGCATCTTCGCCAAACAGCGTGAAGACTCGTGGATATTCATGGAAGAAAGATCGAAGATCGACACGGGTATCGGTCTCGTCCATGAATTGGCTTGTTGCGAAATGGAACTGCCAACGACGATTGTTTTTCTTGTCAAGAATGATGTAGAGCTTGCCGTCTTTGGCATATTGGTCGAAACGTTCCTGAGTCTCGGTTGTGCACCACTTGGTATTACGTCCGTAATAACACGCAGCCTCAAACGTCTTGGGAGACGAGATCGAGAGTTCCGGGCTGTCGTAGATGAATTCGACTTGATCATCGTTGCGAAGACGTTGACGAACCAATCGTTTTTCTTGGTTCGCCGTTACGGGAACGTTTTCTCGAAATGGGTCCAATGCCGATTCCAGGGCAGCCACATCGGGGTATTGGTTGATGTCTCGCTTTTCAAGACGCGGCTTTGCTCTGGTGAACAGAGCGAGATTGGCCGGAATCCTGCTTTCCAAATCTTCAATACGATAGGACCCGGAGCAATACCGAGTCACGAGCCATTGACTGAATGATTTATTCGTCGAAGGATCGCGAGAAACAATGTAGGCGATGACTCGATCGCCCATGTCGGCATCGTCCAAGGACAGTTCTGCTGGAAAATATCCGCCGCCGTCTCGTTCAATACTGAATTGACGATTTGCTTTCTCTCCGTATGTCTTGCGGAGGAAATCGATGCGTTGATTTTCAGTCAGAAGGCCGACGAAATGTGCGGCTTCCATCAAGGACAGGCGGCGTGATGTCATAGCGAGTATTTATCGCCAGCTTAAGCTGACGTATTGCTTTCAACTGCCTTGTTGGTTCTCGCGATAGCTTTGAGGGCCGTTACTTGCTCTTTTAGCAAAGCGATTTGTTGTTCTTGCATCGCATACATATC